TATAACACTAAACAAAAGGAGAAAATAAATTATGGCAGTACAAAGCATGGTACAACAAGTAAATCAAGCAAGAGAAAACAAAATTACAACAATTAAAACAGATACAGGAGAAATTAAATTAAGCTCAAATATCGTAAAAAGCTATTTGGTTGCTGGTGGAGGTAATGTAAGTGATCAAGAAGTTAAATTGTTCATTGCATTATGTTCAGCTCAAAAATTAAATCCATTTATTAAAGAAGCACACTTAATCAAATATGGTAGTTCACCAGCA